CACCATACAAATCGCCTGAAATGCGGTTCAATAAACGGGCTTCAGAAACTTGCATACGACCATCAATCAGGTCAATGATTGCTTCTTTAGAACTGTTTTGGAGCATTTCTAAACCACTCATTGTTACAGATGCAGCGTACTGAGCAATCTTATATTGGGCAGCCGAGATTGGGCTATCAGGAGAGATGTTCAATACTTCGTATCCGCTATATGAGTTTGCGTTGTTAGTAGCCGTATCATCATAGAAAATTTCTTCAAGAATGACATTACCACCTGAGAATGGGCGTACATTGCCCTTAGAATTAAGTCTTTGCAGAATAGCATTGTTCTGCGTTAAGTTATCAGCCAATTCACCGCTACGACTTTGAATGGTTGTAGCGATAATATCGGTGATTGCTGAGTTAGCAAATGACATGATATATCCTTTATTAAGTTAAGTTAAAGCCTACCGCTCTCTGCATCGGCTAATCCAGCCATTAGTAGAGAACGCCTATCCTTTGCTTCGACTTTCGCTTGTGTTCCGTTAGGAGTAACGGATTTTGGGCTAACAGCCGTTGCTTTAGCTCGTGCTACTTGCTGGGACTTAGATGCTTGTTTCTTCGCAGAGGACAAGAGTCTTTCTTGTTCTACTGCCCAAACTTCATCGTTCATCCTCACAGCTTTTACATAAGCCGTTTCAAGGTTTTGGGCCTTACCTAGCTCAAGTATTTGAGCCATTTCTTCCCTCACCATATCAAAGTGCGGAAACCGCTCTTTGTCGCTTCTTACTCGTTCAATTTCATTACTCAAACGAGTTTGTTCTTCCTGCTCAAACCGCCCTTTAATCGTGCTAACCTCTTGATTAACTTGATTAAGTTGTTGCATTAACTGTTGTGTATATGCGTCAACTGGTTGTTGCGATTCGTTAATTTGATTTAAGTTTACTCCATAATCTTGTGCAAGTCTATGAAACATTTGCACTTTTTCATTATAGGGTGCTTTGGTCAAAACCATGTGCGCCCGACCCAAGTTATTTATCCATGCTGCTGGGCTAATTCCTTGTGATTGGAGTTCAGGGACAAACGGGTTAATTGCTTCCTCAAGAGCCTTTGCTCGCTCCGCTTCCGCTTTATATACGCTAACGCCCTTTTTAAACTCGTTCTCTCGTTGGTTAAGGTATTCAAGATGTTTTTTGCTTTCGTCTTTAGTTAATGTTTCCCCTTTGGCTATCTTGTCCCATAGAGGTAAAAGGTCTTTCTTCCAAGTTGTAGGCTTTGGTATATCGCTAGTTTTAGGCTGTTCTTCGGGCTGTTCGGGTTCATCCGTATCTTCTGCAACAGCCTCAACGCTTTCTTCCTCTGTAGGTTCTTCTGTTTCAGCGACAAACTGGCCCTTTTCATTGCGAGTAGGTTCGTCTTGAGATACTTCTTCTTGCACTTCCTCATGTTCCGCCTCATTCTCAACTTCATTCATTGCTGCTTCTAACATCTCTCTGCGGTCTGCCATGATTGCTCCTTATTTATACTTAAGTTTGGAATAAGCAAGCTCGGCAATTTTTTGTTTACGAGCTTCTTGGGTCTTGCGGTCAATTTGTACAGGCGTATGTTGGGCAGGCACATCATTGCCCAATTCAATCATTCGGTGCTGTTTTAGGTGGCTTCTATGGTGACTTCGGCTGCTAATCCATGAGCCATCGACCTGAGATACATAGCCTTCAATGTCTGACATGACCATAGGTGCTTCTTTGTGGGTCATTTCTTGTTTTTGTTTCCATGCTTCTTCAGCTTCAGGTGTACCCAGTTTAAATCCCCAAAAAACTAGGTATGATTCCTTATCTGAATTTGTAACTATATGATTTGATTCAGAGTATCCGCATTTAGGGCATATCATTGAATTCTCCTTAACAGTTCGGGTAGTTGGTCGTATTCATTAGGTCGTAGGCATACTACAGAGTCGTACCAACGGGCGTTTTTCCACCGCCAACAGACAAATTCTTCTTTAGGTAGCAAAACAATGGTTCTAACCCCTAAAGCACCAGCAAGATGAGCCGTACCTGTATCAACAGTAACAACCCCCTTCATAGCTTTCATGTGTTGGGCGGTTTTTACCCAATCTTTTTTCCATCCATCGTCAGGAAGTGGGTTAAATAGCCCATCAGATTTAGGATTTAGGCTATAACAGTCATCTCCAACCAATTCTTCTATGTGTCGGTAGTCGATTGACTTAAGGTAATACAAGATTTGCTTAGATGCTTCCCAGTTCACCCCTATTTTGGGTTGAATGTTGCTAGGAATAGCGTGTAAATAGCCTTCAGAACCTATTATTTTCTTACGGGTTACGGGAAACATTGCTTTTACTAACGGATGGGATAGCGAAATGTAGTACGGGAGTGACATTGAGCCTATCCAATAGTCTGATTCGATGGCTGCACCTTCTGTCAAATTATTACTAAACACATCTACGCTATGAATCTGCCCTAAAAGGTAATGGAGTGTGCCTTCCTGTAAGACTACGACTTGTTTTGCCCCTAAAGCTTTTAAGGCTGGCAAGAATCTAGCAAACATAATAATGTCACCAAAGCCTTGCTCCATCTGTACTGTGATGGATTTACCCATTAAAGGTTCACCTCGCCATACAGGCATTTTTAAAGCAGGTGCGTAGGGTACAGCTTGTTCGGCAATTATTTCAGGATGCCACCGATACTCAAATAATCGAAAACCTTGGTCGTAACGCCCTGCGTGAAGATGGTCGTAACCTAACTTGTATTGGGCGTGTGGGTCTAAATTAGTAGTAATATGCTTTCCTCGTCATCTAAGTTAGCCAAGCGTCTGACTTCTAGTGCGAGGTACTCAGTTCTTAATCTGAGTGCTTCTTGTCTAAAAGCGACTGCCTTGCCTAAATTCAATTTTTGATTTTCAAGGTAGCTTATAGACCGTTGTAATTCTTTAGTATCGACTGACGGTGTATCAGCTTTAACCTCTTGAATAGATTGTAGTTTATTTTGTTTCTGTTTAGCAACTATTTTCGGTGGGTCAACCAAATTAGTAATTTGTTGCTTTCTGCGTTGTTTAGCCTCATTTTGGGCTTTTAATAGTGCAAGTTCTTTTGCCCGTATCTTGGCATCTATTCTTTTGGCCCGTCTTATTTCTTCAGGCGTAAAGCCATCGTGGGTATCAAATACAGGCGTTGGAGATAAAACTATCTGAAAAGTATTGTTTTGAAACGCATTAGCCTGAAAAACAGTTTGAAACATTAAAACACTCCGCCCGATACCCCTACAAAAGTAGTAGCAGTAATGGTCGTTCCAGTAATTGCTGCTGCTGTTGTACCACCAATAGCAGGTGGGCTAGATAAATCAAGCGTTCCACCAAGCGTTAAGTTGCCAGTTGTCGTAACTGTGCCACTTAAAGATATACCTGAAACTGTGCCTGTACCGCCTACGCTAGTAACTGAACCTGACCCTTTACTATTAAAGGTAGTCCAATCTGCGGCACTTAAAGCACCCCGATTGGTAGCTGAAGCTGTTGGAACTTGCAAGGTAATTACAGGAGTCGTAGTTCCATTAGCTACGGTAGATGACAAGTCAGTACCAGTTGTTCCTAAAGTTATTGCCGCTACGGATGTAACCGTTCCATTACCTTTAGCGTTAAAGGTTGTCCAATCAGTAGAAGTCAGATAACCGTTTACAGAAGTAGTTGCTGCTGGCATGGATATAGCAGGAGTATTGCCACCGCTTGAAACTACTGGGCTTGTACCAGTTACGGATGTTACTGTGCCACCTGATGATGGGCTTGTATTGGTGACAGTAAAGTTAGGGTAAGTACCAGTAACCGATATTCCTGTGCCACTTGCAATTGCTACAGTTTGGTCGGGTAAGGTGTTTGTTACTGTTACAGCCCCAGTTGCACCACTAACGCTAATACCAGTTCCAGCTACGGCAGAAGTAACACCTGTGTTAGTTACTGTAAAAGCAGGGTATGTACCTGTTGCTGATATACCAGTACCATTTGCAATACTGACTGTTTGGTCAGGGGCAGTATTGGTAATGTTTAAAGTACCGCTAGTCGTTATAGGACTGCCACTAATACTAATGCCCGTACCTGCGGTAGCTGCTACGCTAGTAACTGTACCGCTACCACCTGAAACAGTAGCCCAAGATGTAGTTGTGCCATTAGTTGTTAGGTATTTGCCAGTATTACCCGTCTGTGATGGGGCAAGAGCATTAAAGGCATTATTAGCGGTAGTTTGACCTGTACCGCCATTAACTATTTCTATAGTGCCTGATAAGGTATGGTCAGCGTTCCAATCGCTAGGGCGTACTAAACTTGTGTCTGTATCGTCAGGTATTGTGCTGACTTTACTGTGTTTGACTAAAATAGCCATTATTGAACCCCTACAATTTTGCCATTCTCATCTCGTACAACTTGTTTAGGCTGGCTTAACTTATCAATCAGAACAGCTAATACTTGTGCCATTTGATTGTTAGAGTTTTGCATATTTTCAATTACGGGCTGTAAAGGATGGTTTGCCATATCGTGATACCCCAATGTGTCTTGCATAATCTTAGCCTGCTCGACTGCTTCGGTATAGGCTTGCGTACCGTCAGTAAAGCCTGCGTTAATTCGTGCGGTTTCAATTTTAGTGCTGTTATCAAGGTAAGCCAATAAGATGTCTTTGTTGTTTTCCATCTCGGCTTTCATCTTAGCCAACTGAGTTTCCATTGCTATTTCACGCTGATTGCGCTGGTCTTCTAATTGGAACTTAAGCTGATTCTCTTGAGCCTGATACTCTTGTTTAGCCTTTTCAGCTTCAGTCTGAGCTTGTAGCTTCTGTATCTCAAGTTGGGCTTGAGCCTGCATTTCGGCTTGTTTGCCCTGCATTTGTAATTGGAGTTTCTGAATTTCAACAGGCGGTGGTTTAGGCTGTCCTTCCATCGCTTTAGCCTTATTTCTAAAATCATCGGCAGTTTCATCAATAAGACCTTCCATTCCTTTGCCAGCTTTAAATGCTGTAACTCCAAACTTAAGCATCTCCATGAGTAATGGGGTTAGTTCGGGGGCTTGGGTAGCTACAGGCAAGGCTTGGTTCATAAACTGCGATAGGGCAGATAAGAACTCAACCCTGTCTTGTTTCTCTTGTTGCTCATCCTGATAAATCATAGAATCGCTAGTTACTTCAATACGGAAGTTTTTAGCGGGTTCGTCTTTAAGAAGTTCTAAGGCTTGTGGTACTAACTGTTGGTCTTGTGGGCTTAGTTGCATTGCACCACTAATCTTGACAATCGTATCGTCAGTAAAGTGCCTACAGATAATCTGAGCCTTAATACTTAAGAGTTCAGTAGCAAAGTCAACGACTGCGTGTTGCATAGTTTTAAGTCTGCCAGCAGCGTTATTGGACTTAATAATCTGTGCGCCAAGCGTTTCATTGGGGTCGGTCTGTCCCCGTTGAATGTCGGCAATACCCATAATTTCGTAGATTTGACCTTTAACCTGTTCCATAGCTTGATAGCACATGGTCAATGCTTGGGCGATTGGGGTTATATCTACTAGGTCAATAGCACCTTTCATACCTTGTTTTTCAGCAAAGGCAGCCCAGTTCTTAACAGGTATTAAAGTATTGTTCTCGCCCTCAGAGAATAAGCGGGATAAGGCTGGTTCGGATGCGTCATAAACACCCCGTACTTTTAAGGCATTAATAAAGCCATCTATGCGGTTTGCCAGCGTATCTAATTGATTAGCTTGGTCTTGATATAGAACAAAGTCAGGAATAGGCTCTAGGCTATCTGTCGTAAGCGTAGCGTACATTGGCTTGGGACATGGGAAGAATCCCTCTAACTGTAATGGGTCATCCTTTTCATCAAGAATCTCACCCATTGACTTGCTAACCCAAAAGACTTTGCCTTGTTCTTTGTCCCAAATCTCATAAATACAGGCTTGATGGTGTTCAATCGCCATCTGTTTTTGCGCCCATTTATCACTATCAGGCTTGGTGTCTAGCGGAATTTTACCGCCTACTTCTTCACCAAATCTGTCAATCAAGGCTTGGCGGCTCATATAAACTTTACGCCATATAGCGGTTACTTCTTCCCAAGTACGAGCAACAGTATGACCAAAATCACGCCAATGGACATAATCAACTGGGGCGCACTCATACTCAATTCGTTCTTGCGACTCCACCAATTCAGCGTTTTCCGTTTCTGATTCATCGGCATCCTCTGTAATCTGTACTCCATTACCTACATCTTGACCCGCTAATCCTGTGTTTAAGTCGTTTTGCTCTGCAACAATATGTGGCTCATATCTAACCCACGCCGTACCTCTACCGCCTAAAAGTCGGTCTAAGACTGCGTTTTCCATAGCAGCACGATAGTCATGGTAATGCTCAACCTCGTACTCCAAGGCCCGTTCTAGCATCATCGAAGCGACTCGACCAATAGGGTCGTTATCTCTAAATCTACGGCTTACATCAGGGCGGGGCAGTCTCGCAAATATAGCTGGCTTAATAGTTTGAACATTTGACCAAAGAATATTAAAGCGAGCATTAGGGTTATTACGGGTACGGCTGTCATCTCGATAACGCTTAATGATTCGGGGAACTCTTGCTTCCCATTCCCTAAATGACTTGTCGTACTGAGCAATGGTGTTATACCAATCCTCGTAAGTTTTATTAAGCGTATCTTGCATACTAATTCCTAGGTAAAGTTGCCGATTGCTAATACTTCAGCACCAGCACCCGTTGTTACTTTCCAAGCACCATTAACTGATTTAGTGTTGACTTCTACAGAATAAACACCAATTGGGGTGTTTGCGGCTGTTAATACATGGGATGCCGCATTGTCTAACAAGGACACAGTTCCAGTAGCTGCTGTAGTTACTGTAATAATTAAACGATGTAAATAATCACCTGTTGCACCTGTTGTTCCTAATACATGGGCGGTTTGTGATGCGGCTACATGTTCATATTTAAAGCCATATTGGGCTGCGACTTCAGGCATTTTAGATTCTCCTAGTTTGGGTTTTGGGGGTGGATTTCCACATTTCTTCTAGCGTTACTTCATTTTCTCCAACACTAATGCCACGCATCGGTTGATTTTGTTTGATAATTTCTGCTTCGTCTTGCCAAGCCACAGAGAGCATGCGCCACGCATCACAGCCATGCGATGCCCAGTCGTGTCTAGGTTTATCTCGAAATACTTTCTTGTCTTCATCGTATTCCCTTTGGTACTGACGCAAACATTCAATGCCATCTGAACACTTCATAGCATCAAACCAAGTCCTAGCTAATGCCATCCTTGATGCTTGTATGCCGTCTTGTAATGACAGATTTGGAACAATTTTAAACGATTCTTTAGGTAATTTGTCAAAAAGTTGCTCAATTATGCTTTTTCCGCCACTTGCCAAAGTTTTAGCTCTAGCGTCATGAGGCAGCCAATGTGTGCCATATTCGTATGGTCGTTCTTTAATTTGGTTAGCATAATAGATGATAGGTTGCCCATGAGCTTCGTGGTAATCCAATACTCTAATCTCTCCATGTACGACCTGATACCACCATATAGCCGTAGCATCGTTATAGCCTAAGTCCCAAGCTGTGTGAACAGGGAACAAGGTATCGCACTCAACTTTAGTGATTCTGTCTGCATCGGTGAGTAATCGCATCTCTGTGCCATATATAGCTCCAATAATGGCAGCTTCAAAGCTACATTCAAACTCTTGTTGATACTGGTCTATTGACATAGACTTTAGGGCATCGTCTAGTTCGGTCTGTTCTATTAGGTTGGTTTGGCTTGCTCGTAAGACTTTGCAATACCATTCGTCAGGATTTAGCGTGGCGTACTGGTAGATGTCATAAAAGGTATTGTGACCCTTTGGCGTGCCAATAAAGGTAGCCCAACCCCGTCTATCAGCCAATAGGGGTCGAATAACCTCACCCCATATCTTAGGCTTCATGTCAGCGTATTCGTCTAGTACAACCCCATCAAGATACATACCCCTAAGTGCGTCAGGATTGTCTGCACCAAACAAACGAATTCTAGCCCCGTTAAACAACTCAACCCACAGTTCAGAGATATTGTGCCTAACCCTTGCAGACTCACTAAACTGCATAAGGTAATCAAAAGCAATAGACTTAGCCTGTGCGTAATAGGGGGCAATATAGGCATATCTAGCGTTCTCCTTGCCTTCAGTAATTGCTCTCCATAAGGCATCGTTAATACAACTTACTGTCTTGCCTGCTCTACGATGTGCAATAATCACAGCCCATCGCTGTTGGCGGTCATGGAAGTCTAGGAATACATCTCTAGGCTTATATAGTTCTATGTTGACATCAGTAAAGTCTGCTACTTCTTCCATGAAACCACATAACGGATAGGTTTATCAACATCGCCAATATGCTCAGTTCTTGCTAATTTAGGCACATGGAACTCAGCAACTTGCATAAGGCAGTCAAAAGCCACTTTAGGGCCTAGTTTCTCATTAGTAGCTATGTCATCAAGCCATATTTGTAGCTTGTCTGCGTTGTTATCAACAAAGTTTGCAAAGGCTTCTCTAGCTACGCCTGTGGCTTTATTGGGTGTACCAGCCTGTCTACCGCCAGTTTTGGGCAAACCTTTAGGTTTTCCAATTTTTCTAGAAATTTCTACTTTAGATTCCATACTTCCTCAAGTGATTGATTAAGTTAGGTTAATTCTAACACTACTTTTAAGCTATGTCCTTTTGAAACTTATTAAAATGGGTAAGCAAAGCAGCTTTACGCTTCATGCGTTTGTCTTCGTTACCTTGTAGCTTACTGGGCTTACCACCTTTCATTGAGAAGTCTAGCTTCTTAGGTTCGGATTGAGATTTAGTTTTCATTACATATCCTTCATTTTGTCGGTCAGCATTTGTTTTCTAGTCTTTTTGGGCGGTTTTGCCGTCTTAGCCGACTCAATAAAGTCTTTCTTGCTGGGAGCGTCTTTGCTACCAACCTTGTTCATCTTCTCACCCGAACCAGCCTTAATGCGTTCCCGTTTAGCGTGAATGTTTGCGTATAGTCCTTGTTTAGCCACAGTTCCATCTCCTCATAGATGCTTTTGCTCGTTCAGCGTTTTTGCTGTTCTTTACTACTCCACCCATTCTTGCACAAAAACTAGCTTTTCTGCCTTTATCTGCGTCAGTCTTAGGATTTGGGGCGGGGGCTTTTAAATTGGCGTTGTTTTTACGATTGTAGGCTTCACGACCTTTGGCGGTCATACCAGCCCCTTGGTCGGTAGGCAGATAGTTCTTACCCTTACCTGTCGTAGTCTTGGGTATCTGCTTATCCATTGCAGCACGAATTTGGTCTTGGCGGCTCATTTTAAGAACTTTAACTTGTAAGTCGTGGTGTTAATTAAGTCGGCAATTTCATCAATAATGTTCTGTAGTTCGCTATCTTGCGGTAAATCTTGGCGGGCTTCTTTAACAAAGTTCTGTAAAGATTCCATGTAGCGTAAAGGGTCTTTAGGTTGGTGGTACACATTTGGAAATGCGGTGAACTTACCATAGATACCAGCGTGGGATTCAGCAAATCTGTCAGTCAAATCTACAATAGCTTCGTAGTATTTTTGTAACGCTTTGTGGCGTGAGTAAGAATCCGTTGTGAAATGGAAGAAATGCGTATTAGTCGCAGAATGTAGTAATGTAGCTACAAATAAAGCACAATTTTCCATGC